CCACGCTGTTTCTTCAATGTTCAGGAAGAAGGTCCCCCAGATTACGAGGGAGGAACTTTCGGTCAAGGTTGATGAATATCTTGAATCCGGCGGTAAAATAACTCGGCTGACTCCAACTGTCGCTGATGGTTTAATTCCAGAGTCGTGGGGTGAAAAAACTTCAGCCCAGCAACGGACGTCCATTTGGAAGACGGAATCTGCAATTTACAACGATTTTTAATTTGTTATGGGAGATGTAGTAGAAGTTGATTTTACGAAGAGGCAGTCTTTTCACAGGGAGATGGATTCTATAGTAGACAGTCTTGTCAAATGTCTCAGGACCCATTATGGCAATGACGCAGGAGATCTTATGGCTTCAGCTTTTTCTGTTTGCCTTGATGAGATTGCGGTAAGGGTAACAAAACAGCTTGAACTTAGGGCGTCGGAGGACGAGCTTGATGTATTATTTACCCCAGAGGATGGGGAGATTGGTATATTATTTACCCCCGATTTTAAACTTTGTTAGGAGCATATGGCAGAAATAGTTGAGGAAGAACAGAATATTTATGACACGCCAGCGGGGCCCGTTGTAGAGGAAAGAAAAGTAATAAAGGCAGAACTCGATACTTTTGCCAAGATAATACAGGAAAAGTTCGACGAGGCGAAAGATTACCGCAGGGACCATGAGCACCATTGGCAGGAGGCTTATGACGCATATAGGGCCAAGTATCCATCTCAAATAAACAAGGCAAACGAGTTAGCAAATGAGAGAGGTATTTTTGTCAACCAGACACGTCGCAAGGTTAACAGTGCCAAGATCAAGATAGGGACCCTGTTATTTGAAGATGGCGAGGTGCCATTCTCAGTAACACCATCAAAAAGACCTAGATTTTATCCCCCAGACATTCAGGCACCACCCGACAGACCGGACATCCTACAGGATGCACTTCTGGCACGGGCCACGAATATGGAAGATAAGATCAGGGATATACTTAAAAAGACATCATACAATGAAGAAATTACACATTCAATTCACGAAATGTGCCTTTACGGCACAGGGTGTACTAAGGGGGTTAGTCTTACGAAAAAGAATTTTCCCGTCTATACTTCGGTCAAGACTCCAGATGAGATGGTCGAGATTGAGTCTCGGCTTGAGGAGGAACTTATTCCTACGGTTAAGTATATTTCGATATGGAATGTATTCCCGTCCCCTGAGGCTAGTAATTCCGAGGATGCTGACTATATTATCCAGCGCAATTTTATGTCTCCGATTCAGTTACGTTCTATGGCCAGCACTGGCGAAGGATACCTTATGGACGTGGTGGAAGAGATTATCAGCGGGGATGAAGGAAGGGTCCATGGCTATGATGAGAGTCAGCATCCCAAAAAGTTTGATGAATCGTCTGCAAGGCAGATCAAAAACATAGAAGTCCTTGAGTTCTGGGGACGTCTGGACGGCAATGATTTAGAGGGACACCTGCCTATTGAGGCTCAGGACATGCCTCAATCTATGCCGGTTGTAGTTACGGTTATAGGTGACAAAGTAATTAAGATACAGGAGAACCCATTTGATGACACCCTGCCGTTCCATTTTTGTTACTGGCAGAAGAATCCAGAGTCTATATGGGCAGACGGCATTTACTATGCAATCCGTGACGTACAGGCAATACTGAACTTCAGTTATGCCATGATGATTGAGGGCAAATCCTTATCGGCGGCCCCCATGACAGTGATAGATCCGAATTCCTTTGAGCCAGGCACGGACACAGAACAAGTATATCCCGGCAAGCAGTTCCGTGTAAAACCTGGCGCTTCTGTCCGAGACGCATTTATGCCGGTACAGATACCGGATGTTACAAACGGGCTGCTCCAACTAGTCCAACAGCTTGAACGTGAAGCTGACTTGGACAGTGGACAGACTTCCATCGGGTATGGTGACATGAGTCCGGCCCAGACGAAGACGGCGACCGGCATGTCGATCCTGAACAGTAATGCTAACCGTCAGACAGCAGACGTTGTCCGTTCTGTGAGTAAAATGATAACGAACAACATACAGGCCATTTACCGTTGGCTGATGGTTGATTCAGAGGATATGTTAATTAAGGGAGACTACGAAGCTATAAGTACTGGCTATGAGCAGTATATTGCCAAGGAAGTACACAACACACAGTTGATAAATTTCCTCCAGACAATTGGTTCTCTTCCGCAACTCCAACAATATATTAAATACGAGGCGTTTAGTAGACCGCTGCTCAGAGCCTTTAATTTAGATCCAGAACAGGTAATGAAGACTGAGGAGCAGGTTGCTCAGGAGATGCAACAACAAAATCAGGCAATGCAACAGCAACAGGAACTGCAGGCTCAACAGCAGTCGCAGATGATCCAGCAACAGGCGCAGGTGCAAGCACAAGCTACAGCCCAGTCACAGATTCAGGTGCAACAGATAAAGTCTGTACTTGACGAGAAGCAGAAAGTATCTGACGATCAACGTGAGATGGAGCGGGCGGAGAGACTTGAGCTTATTAAGGATGGAAATATCTTGCACCCGACAAACCTTGAGCGCCACAGTATTCTGTTGAGAGAAGAGTCAGACGCTAGTGAAGTTAACGCAATGATGCAGGAAGAGCAGGAAGAACAGCAACTTATTGCACAGCAACAACAGATGCAACAGATGCAAGAACAACAATTAGCACAACAACAAGCCGAAGGGCAAGGGGGACCAATGGCTGGCGCCCCTGAACAGGGAATGGTAGAACAAGGGGCAATGTAATGGCAGGACGTCCCGAATCCCGTGCGGATTTGTTGGCGATGCTGAAAACGCATCCTGGCTGGAATGCATTAAAAGATGAATTTGACAAGAGATGTACTGATGAAATGGACCGTATAGTTAACGGCACCCTATTTGATCAGGAGTCTATTGCCAAGCACCACATCTCCATTGGGAGAGTGAGGGCGTGGAGGGAAATTTTAGATTTTCCCGAAAACGTCGAGAAATTCGGGCCTCCACGACATTAAGTCAGGGGCAACACCTAATACGATCCGATTAGCGGGACATTGTTACCGGTGAGCTAAATAGAGACGGAGTTAAATGGCTGAAGAAAAAGACAGCCCCCAACCGGAAGAAGAGGTTGACACGGGCAGTGAGGATGAGGATATCTGGGACAGTGCTCCAGAAGTAGAAGATGAGGATGATCCACCTGTAGATACCGAGGCGGAAGCCGAGGATGAAGGGGAGGACGAGGAACTGGAAGACTCCGAAGAAGATATGGAGGACGAGGAACCTTCTCACGACTACGAACAGAGATATAAGTCTTTAGAGAAAGAGTTTCATAAAAGAAATGAAGCAAGTGCAAGAGACAGGGAAGATTTCAATGACCTTAGGTTACGCTCATTAGAGCAGGACAAGGAACTTGAAAAATTAAGGCAAGGCTATAAGGAGCCGGACACACCTCCAGACCCAAGCGATGAGGGATCATTTTTTGATGACGATGATCGCACGACAATGGAGGAATTCAGCGAAATTACTGGAGTAACCAAAAAGTTAGTCCAGCATGAATTAGCCAAGGCATTAAGCAAGGTAGCACCCACGATGAACAAAGATTCAGAAAGGGTTGCCCAGCTTGAAAAAGCCTACCATGACCAGAACTACCAGCAGTTTTTGAGCAACCACGATCAGTCGATGCTCAACTCAGTTGGAGAGGATTATAGGGATATCGACAGAGATCCAGATTTTCAATCGTATGTTTTGGCATCGCCTGCACTTACTAAAATGATGACCGAATCCACATCACCGGATGATCATGCGTCAGTAATGAATTTATGGCTGGAAAATACAGATTCCGGCAAAGGATGGCGACAAACAGAGGAGCCAGCACCTAAAGCGCAGTCAGAAGGATCAGCTAAAAAACAGAGTACGAGACGCAAGGCGGCCTCGAATCTGATGAGCAACTCCGCTCCAAGAATAGAAAGAAACACCGACAACATGTCGGATGAGGATCTTTGGGACAGTGTCCCAGAACCTAAGGAAGAATTTTAGGGATCCTTATTTATTAATAATTTTATTAGGAGTTGACTATGGCAGCTTATGGCGGAACGGGAAGTATTACTGGGGCATCTAGTTATGGTGACCTGAGTAAGAACGATGCGTTCACTATT